GTTGTTCACCCCCCTAGCTCCTATACCCTGATAAGGAGTGGGAAGTTCCTGGTCAAGGTTGTAATTTCTTGGAAGAATAAAAGGAATTGTTATTTCAGCAGCGTCCCATGCACGATTTAAGAACCACTGTCTCTTCTCACATAAACTTGAATATTTTTTGTTAACTGAAGTATACATATATTATGCTATTTGTAGTCCTGTTCCTGCTAAGTCCATACCTAATCCGTAGTCTTCTGATCCTGCTTGTCTACTTCTTAGTTTCTTAGCTTGTTTAATTTCCGATGCTAGTACGGCAGCAGCTTGTCTGCCACCTGATCCTGTCACTTTTGTATGTTGAGTGTTATATTGTGACTCATATGGTAGAGCACCTTGTCCGAACTGAGAGTAATCTGGTTGTTGTGGGGTCATAGCTTTCATCGCATAACTACCAGCTAAACCAATTCCAGCAGCCATAGCTACACCAGGCACACTAACCGCAGCTAAACCACTAGCAGCAGCAGCCATTCCCTGCATACTTGTAGCTGAGAATACTCCAACTGCACCTGGATTAAAACCACCCATAGCACCACCCATGAGTGCTCCCATAAGTGGATCTTGACCAGTAATTGCTGCAGTACCAGCCCCAATAGATGCACCAATGGCTATGCCAGTTAAGGTTACTGGTTCACACATAGTTTAACCTATGTTCAAACCAGTAGGTCCACCTTGTTTACTTCTCGTTCTAAATTGCCTTAAGCCTTTACCTCTCTTTTTCTGCCTCACGCTTGCCTGTTTAGTCTTAGGCTCTACCTTAGCGATAGGAGCTGGAGGACTTGGAGGGGGAGGAGGAGGAGGAGGTGGGGGAGGTGGTGGAGGTGCTCCACCCCCACACATCAATACAGTCAACAATTCTAACACGTTACGAATCTCCTTTAATGGTTACTTGTCCTTCATGTTCAACACTTTGATCTCTTAATTCTTCCTGCTTATCTTTAATCCAAGTGACAACCTGTTGTTGTCCTACCAACTGAGCTATTTCAGCCTCACTAACAAGGAACGAGGGTAGTTTATTTGGAAATATAGTATCCAAAGTGTTCAACAAACCATCACTTATAACCAACCTAGTATCATTTTTATACTGTCTCATAATCAAAACTGCTCCTAAAGGTACGAAATAAGTTTACAACTTGTAAACTTTTATTATTTAACTGGACAAACTCCTTGTAAACACTCGTCATCCTCAATTTCATGGCTTCCTTTTACCTCATCTAAGTCTACAGGGGTAAGTTGTGCTACATACTCCTCGTAAACCTTGGGAGACACTACTTCTTGGGGAAGGTAGGCGTAGACTTCTTGAGTATCAGCATGGGGAAGAAAGCTAACACCAACGTAAGAAGACCAATTAGATTTGAGCCAAGCAATAATAGTTGGGACTTCATCTGCTTTGTAAGTAACCGTAATCGAGCAGTTCTGCTCAACGTAAGAATCCATGAGAAGTTTGTACCTCTCAAGTTGGCTAATAGCTGATTCGTTGCTAACATAAAGTTCCTCCTTAGAATTAGTATCTCTGCTGAATCTCATGTTGTCCCACTTAACAGGAAAAGTAACTATAACATTGTGTTCATCTACAGGATTCGTTATAGTATGATACCCTGCTTCTCTCAACCTTGGGAGAATAGGATCACTAGCAGAGAAGTTTACATTATTAAATATATATTTTCCTATAGGTTTATGACATCCTTCAGTGGTATCCATGATTTTACTGAGAGTCCCACTAGGTTTAATCGTAGTAACATTCTTAGGTCTTTGAGTTCCTAGCTCATCAGCCATAGAGTAAGCTCCATGTACCGCGAGATTCTTCAGTCGCTTATAGTCGTAGTAAGCGAGGTCTTCACGGCTGGCGATTCCTGTAAGTCCCACTCCACAAAGTCTGAGGTACTCATTGTTTTCATGCCACGTTCTCTGGAGTATTCCATCATCAAGAGTAACAAGGGTTTGCCTATAGTTTGCTCTAGCAATGAGGAAGATAGCCCTTTCCAACCCTCCAGAGTCTTCTCTAAATTTTGATAGATCGACTTCGGACAGGTTACAGAAACTCTTATTTCCAAGAAGGATTTCGGCACATGGGTTGACTCCGGTGAACCAAGGTGCTCGTCTTCGAGCTTCCTTTCCATTGATGATTCCAGGTTCTGATCCACCTGATTCTTTAATGATCTTAAAGACTTCTTCGATTTCTTCATGAGTAGGTTCTTCCCAAAAGACTACAGAGTTATTAGATTGACTACGATGAGGAGTATCTCTAAGGTTATCCTTAGCTCTGGCAAACTGTTTCCACTCAGGAGTATTGTGATACACCAAGGCTATCTCAGCAGATCTCCTGCTACTTAATACAGTACCTAACCAGTTCATTACATCCAAGATATCCATCTTAGACAGGAGCTGACCTGATTTCTTATTTAGAATCTGAACGATAGCTGAGTACGCTTTAGAGATGGGTCCATCCCCTGAGCTGATCCATCCATACCCACTGAGTCGTAGTCCTGAGGGTCTAAGCTGCGTGAGATCGAGCACGAGCTTTGTAGCTTTCCCTTTGAAAGCCAGAAGCTTGCCGATACTCTTTGCCCATGCTTCAGCGGAGTCTCCAATTGTAATAGTCCAAACCCCGGTATCGGCATCGAAAGATTCTCTACTTCCTTCATGTCCCCCCTTCTTAGTACGCTTACTCCTGATAACTTCAATGTCTTCAATGGGCTTGGTAAAGCCTGATAGTGTTCCGACAACAGGTGTGAACCCAACTCCACACCCCTGTAACAAGAGCCACAAAGAGTCAACAACATCATGTATCGTCTCCACTTTTAAATGAGCACAATTAAACTGACTAGCTTCCCTCTTCTTAGCTACATCAGTCCCACCTAACCATAAGGTTCTACCTGATACCATGACCTTACGTTCTAACAAGAGCTGACGTAGTTCCTCTAGCTCATCATCATAAAAAGTATAACCTTTTCCATTAGAATCTGGAGTAGCTCCAGAAGCTCTAGCCCACAACCACTTCTGGTGTTCAATAACTCTATCTATAGTTTGTTCCCAAGTCTCATAGGTTTCATCCTTGTCATCTAAAGGTCTACTGTAAGTTCTCCTCGTGATAACTTGTGCTCTAACAGAAGGTCTATTCATACACACTCCTCTAAGGCAGGGGGTTTATAATTTTTACCTTTCAATACTTTTCCATGTTCACACTTGGTAAAAGGATACTTGCTCATGTTGGATTTATGTACGAGGTTGTATGCTTTATCAAAATTCAGTCCAAAAGAAACAGCAGTTCCTTTGAGAACATATACTACATCACACATTTCTTTCAGGAAATCCTGCATTAATACATAGAGTTCCGCTTGATCTATGTTTCCTTCCAACTGAAAGCCAGCTTCAGCCAGCTCCTGCACCTCTCCAAGTATCAACTTCATTCTAAATTCAAGGAGTTCTTTACTGAATGGCTGATCAATAGCCAACTCCATTTTCTCATGAAACTTTTTTACTTTTTGCATTATACCTCTCCTCTTTAATCAGTTCTAAATAACGGATGGCTTTATCAATATCTTCTGCACCACCCTTCATGTCGTGCCTTAGTGTATACTTTATCACATTGCCCTCAGCATAAGGAATATTATTCCTCATAATAAAACTGATTGGCTCTATATCATACCTAGCATAGTAGTCAGGGGATACATTTTCTTTAATCATATTATAAACCTTTACATTTTTGTTGAAGGAGTCCATAAATTAATTTCCTCTTTGTTAAAATTATAATCTTTAGTTCTTAAAATTCTAGCAACTCTAGCTTGAGTTAAAGCATGATCTTCAGTCAACCCTGCTTTCTCATAAGCATCTTTAATCGTTTGCCACTTAACTCCTTTAGTTAGAAGGAGTTCCGTAGCTCTCTTCGGTCCTATTCCTGGACACCCTTTGTAATTATCTACTGAATCTCCTGTTAAAGTCTGGTAGAAAAACATATGATCCGCAGTCTTCTCATCAATAACTTCAGTGACCTCTGAATCTATGTTGTAGTACTCACAAGGAATCGTAAGCATATCCTTATCGATAGAAATAATTATGTTCCTGTCAAACTCTCCATCAGTAGCAAGAATACCCAAGACATCATCAGCTTCTAACATAGGCTGAGTCTTGGTAGAATAGTTTTCTTTGAGATAAGTCTCCAGATGATTATACCCTAGAGGCTTCTGACTACCTTTTCGGTTTAACTTATAATCTGGGAAAATTTTTCGTCTAAAATTATTTGCTCTATCTGAAAAACAAATAACAGTAGTAAACTCTTTTCCTTCTCCTAACTTCTCCTGCCAATATTCAATCATGGTCTTGGCCTGAGCTTTTAACTCCTCTACATTAGTAGCTGTTGTTAAAATCCCATCATCCCAATGAACCACTGTCTGTACTGCCCAACAGGTTTTGTATGTAAGGATGTCTCCATCTATCAATAGTCTCAAAGTACCCATAGTAATCTCCCATCTTTAAATGTTCTTGGTAGTGACACTCGTCACATAAATATTTACACTTCAATGATTCTTGTAATCCTAATATAAAATTATGTTGACCTATCCTAGAAATTCTGAATCTTTTATTTTTTGGATTTGTATGGTGAAAATGTAAAGATCTTTTTAAATTTATAATACCACAATGTTCACAAGTAAAATTTCTTAGTAAACCTAAAATATACATTCTTACTTGATATCTATACGCATCATATCCAGTTTTCTTTCTTGTGTAAGGGTTTTTAGAAAGTAAAAAACCTTGAAATCCTTTACAAAACTTTGTAAGCTTATCAAATGTGTCAATGTGTTTCAGCCCAATTTCTCCCAATTTTAGACGTTCCACTAAGAGGGCATCCAAATTCATAGTAGTCTCCAGCTCTCGTAATTGCTTGTTCCGCTTCCGGTCCGATAAATTTTTTGGCATACAGCTCCTTACATTCAATTTGAAATTCATCGTGGATGTTAGCTACAAACTCATAGTCCTCTCCAGGTTCTAACCCTAACAATTGTAACCGTTTATCCAAGAGAATCAGAGATGTTTTCATTAAGATAGCCCCTGCACTCTGAAGCAGGGTATTTAAAGCAGAATGTTCTGAACGTACATGGAGTCTTCTACCATCCAAGCCTATAAGGTGTCCTCTCCTACGGTAAGCTTGCTTGACGGCTTCAGTTAACTTAAGTAAACCATCAACACCATTCAACAACTTCATCCTAGCTTGTTTACCTCCGCGCATATTAGTTCCTAAGATCTGACCTAGCTTTTCATTTCCTGCTCCATATATAAAAGCGTAGAAGAATGTCTTGGCAGTATCTCGTGATTTTAAACCTACTAGTTTTTGATTAATAGAATGAATGTCAGTCCCTTCTTTTGAATTCCCTTCAACAGCAGCAGTAGCATACTTGCCACCATCATACTTCTTTAAGTATCCTGCTAGTGCTCTAAGCTCTAGGCCGTCAGCATCACACCCAACCAAGACCTTATCTTTGGAAGCTTTGAATAACTCCCTGCACTCTTTACCAAATGGACTGTAAACAGCAGGGACCTGAGCTAAGTTAGGAAAAGAATGAGTACATCTACCAGTAATAGCTCCATTGGTATTTACATTCCCAAAGATTCTCCCTTCTCTCTCTAGTTTCAGCCAAGCATTGTCACCTTCAGCTAGTTGAGATATTCTTTTAGACAGGAGGAAGTGATTGAACAGCTCATCACAACCTGGATATGGCAGGGACCTTAAGATTGTCTCATCAATTTTAGGTTTACCATTAGGAGTAAAGTCTTTCGGTTTCCAATCATAGTCCTTCTTAAGTTTATAACTTATATGATCTCTACTGTTAGGATTAAATTTTATTTTCTCTATCTTATTAAAACTTTCACCAGCAGTATAACCTTTAGCTTTGTTATCCTTCTTAGGAGTGAAGCTTCCCAAGTCCCTATACCAACTACCAAAGCGTTTCTTTAGCTTAGTACCTAGTTGTTCCTGTTGCTTGAGAAGGGCTACATAAAGCTCCTGTCCCTTCTTAACATCAAAAGAAAACCCATTCTCAATCTGCCTTTGGATAACATAAGCGAACTCATGCTCTAACTTAACAGCTTCCTCAGAGCACTCAGCTTCACATAGATGATCAAAAAGAGTAGAAGTAATAGCAACATCCCTAGCACAATACTCTGCCATCTCGTGGGTGAACGTAGACCAATCAGTATCCTCATGGTTGAATTCACCCTTCAGCATCCCTAACCTATAACCCCAAGCTTTTAAACTATGAGAACCATAGAGCTTAGTAGGAATATGTTTCTTCTTAACATCCAAAGTCATCATGTGAGAGTAAGCTAATCGAGACACCACGAGAGTATCACTTATCTTTGTCTCTTTACTAGGGACCCACCCCAAGAGTTTCTTTAGAACTGGTAGATCATAACCTAATATATTATGTCCTATCAAACTTTCAGCATCAGACATCAGCTCTAAGGCTTGTTCTAAATTATCATACTGGTCCTCATTAGCAAATACCTGAGAAGCTTGTGCCCCCTCTATAGTCATAGCTAAACAATGGATCTTGGAGACATCTGGAAGTAAACCATCAGTTTCTAAATCAAATATTATGTTCATATTTAAAAACCCTCATCAATATATTCACATTCTCTTAATCTGCCTGTCACTCTATCATAGTACAAACGTGAAGCAACTCCTGTTGAACTGCCTTTAAACCTTGCTTTGAGGATTCTAACAGTCGTTTCACCTTCCTCCTGTTGATTTCTTTCAAGTCCAACCACGAAATCGCTAAGTTGAGCGATGCTTCCGCTTCCCCTAAGATCATTAAGTGAGATTTGTCTACCATCTTCATGCCCCCTCCCATCTGGCGGTTTTCTTAAGTGAGATACAATAAATATTCCTATGTTTACTTCTTCTGCAAGGGATCTCAACTTGGTCATCAAGTTATCTATTAATCTTCTTTCATCCCCACTCTCGATACCACTAACCATAATAGAAATATGAT